AAGGTTTTAATTCAGGTGTAAATCCAATATTTTCAGAGGGACTATAGTTTGGTTTTGTAGGGCCAAATAAATTAAAACCTTGAAGATCTTTATCTATACCTTTTGCATATCTTGCAAAATTAGTTCCTCCCGTTGCATACCTTAAAATTTCTTCATCTGTCATAGGTCCAAGTTTTAGCTTAAAATCTTCTACTTTTTTACCCATAAGACTTTTAGGCTCATCAGACCGAAACTCTTTTAAAGTTTCTATCTTACGTTCTCTAGCTAAGTTAGAGGTTACTCTAGGTTTAGGGACACTTCCTACTGTAGCAATTTCTGCTGCACGTCTTCCAACAACTCTAGCTTCTACTTCTGAAACAGTTCTCATGTAAGTTTTAAAAAGCTCTGACTCTAACTCCCTCATTTTACGAGCCATCTTTTTAGCTACGGCAACATCACCAAAAACTTCACTTGGATTTGGAACTTGACCTGGTAATGTAGCGCCTGTAGAAGTTGTGTCTAATGCTCCTGTACCTCTTTGTTTTTCAAATATGTCTAGTATTTCATCTCGTAACTTTACAAAATTTTTATTTTCCCCTAAAATATCTTTTTCTATTTTGTAACTAGGATATTCCCATGTACCTACTTGTCCAAAAAACATAGGATTTCCGCCCAGTTGTTTTAAACCTGCTATTTTATAATCTTGAAATTGAGCTGCGTGTTGCAGTTCGTGAAAAAATGTCTTTCTAAATCCCTTCTTGTTAGGGGATGTTAAACTTTTATTATTTGCACTAAATATAATAGCACCATGAGTACCTACAGTACTATCAAAACGTGCTCCAGAACCAGTTTCTTTAGGGTCAATATAAAAAACTACATTTCTTAAACTGGGGTATTCTTTAAAAAGTTCTGTATGAGTTGGAATTATATTTCCAACAGCTATAGGATAATGTTTAGTAGATTCTTTTAAAGTTTGAAATCCATCATTGCCCTTTATTTCAACACGGCTATCGTCTATTTCAAACTTAAAAGGGTTTGGTGTTTTTACAATAATACCTGCTTCATCTACTGGATTTGCTTTTTCAAATTTTGCTATCTTTTGATTAAGATCAACAAGTTGTTTCTGATACTTAGCTATTTCTGATGCAGCAGAAGATGAATTTTCAGTACTAATCTGTTTAATTAAATTTTCAATGTGATCTCTAATACCTACTAAGTTTCTATAATCTGGGCTAATGTCTGCGAGTGCTCTTCCTTGCTTATTTAAATAATCGTCAAATGTACTTGTTTGAAATCTGCCTGTCATTTGTTCAATTTGAGCAGGACTATAACCTCTTTCTTTTAATTCTTTAGCTCTGTCATAACTACTGTCGTAGTAACCTGTAGCACCTGGTCCAGCAATAATTTCAGATTCAGGTTTAGGTTTAGGTGCATCTAAAGCTTTAATTAGTCTATCTGCACCAATGCTGCTAGCTACTTTTCTAAGACCTGCTTTAGCTGCTGTGCCTAATCCAGGAATTAAACCAATCAATTCTGATCCACCAAGAAGAGCTATCTTACTGTAGTTAGGATCATCTTTTTGCAGTTCTTCCTGTATTTCTTCTACAGTCATAGCTGTACCAATTCCTGGCAAAGCTCCTAATACGTTTTCTACTACTTGCCCAGTTCCTTCTTTAGACCTTTCTAAATAAGCCTGACTAGGTCTACGCCTACGTCTACCTTCTGCATCTACATTAAATGCCCCTTCAGTTTGTGCAGATAAACCACCTTCGTATAAACCCCTAGTTCCTACAGGTTTTAAATTTGAAAACGACTTTCCAACCTTTTCCCAAAAGCTTAAAGTTTTCATTTTGGCTTTTGGTGGTTCTCCTTGTTCAGTAAGAATATCCTGAGCTGCATCCATAAGTCCAAGGATACCCTTATCAATCTTATCAAGATATAAAGATTCCTTGCCTTTTTCTTTCCGTTTTAAATCTATATTTTGAAACTTTTTTATTTCTGCAACACGTTTATTTCTTTTTTCTTCACCCCTATCTGCTATACTTACGGCTGGTCCTGAAGGATAACTTTGGACTGTATCTCTTATAGTGCTTTTAGGAAACTCTTTAAAGTCTTCTGGAAGCATGTCAGTGTTAAATCTAGTATTTAAATCATCAAAAAATTCTATATAGTATTCTTCTTTTAACTTTCCACTTTCAGTAAGTTTTAAAATTTTACCTGCATCTTCACCGTATTTTTTATCAAAAGCTTCAGGATCTTTATTGCGTCTTTTCTTTAAGATATCAAAACCTATATGAGTAAACTCGTGAGAAATTACAGGGGAAAAAGAATAATTTGTCGTTGTAATAACCGAACCTTGCTGCGCTTTTTCAGCACCTTTATACCCCAGTTCCTTTAACTTTTTTACGGTTCTTGGCCCACCTCCTTGAAAAGCTAATCCTGTTTTTGGCTCTATTTGCTTAAAGACTTTATGAGCATCTGGATTATATCCAAGTCTGGCTATAGGATTCCAAGATAGTTGTTTATCTAAATCTGCTCGATACTCAAGGTCTCCAAATGTTTTCATTTGAAGTTGTCTTTTTTCTTTTTCTTTTTGTGCATCTAGCCTTGATTTAGGACGAAGCATTTTTTCTGTCTGATCTTTAATTGGTCTAGATCTAGGTCTTAAGCTACTATCCATTTACATGTTCCCTAAGAAGTAATAAAGATCTAAGCACACGTATTTCACCTTGAGCACGATACAGCTCTTCTATCTCACTTATCTGCTCAAGACGTTTATGTACTTTATCAATTCGTTCTACGATTTCTTCCAGAAACGGGTTGTACATATCTGGATTATTCACAAAAGGTTTAAGTGTATTGTTCACGACAAGTTTCATTATTGTAACGGTTGTTCACCAGTATTGCCTGAGAAGCCCTGTTCTCCTGGTGTAGGTGCTGTTCCTGTTCCTATGGTACCTCCCCCACTACCTTGGGTATCCTGTACCTGTGCCCCCGCAGGAGCCTTCTGTGGGCTTTCTGGTTGTGGAGCACCTGGAGCAGGCTCTGGTGGATTCTGTGCTTGGAACTGTTTAAGAATCTCTGCTTGCACTGCAGCCTCTGCCATGTTGTTTCCAACCTTGTCTGGATCAAGATCCATAGACTTAGCAATCTCACGTACAATATAATCCATACGTGCAAATGGTGCCAGTGCTGGGTTTTGTACAACTTGTAGAAATTGCATCAGGCGTTGACTACGTACTTCATTAGCCATCAAGCTTTCTGTACCACGAGCCTTAACTTCCAAATCTCCTTTAATATCCTGATCAAAGTCAAATTGCATGTTAAAGTTAAAAAATGCCTTACCAAGTGGAGCAAGCAGATAGTCATCTATGTTTTTAACTACATTCCGTATGCTACCGTTGGCAGCAGACATAAGCATAGAAATACCAGAGGCGGTACGACCCACACCCGATACTCCTGTTTGACCATGAGCAAACGAAGGAAAACCAGTAGACTCATCGGATAGTTGCCTTGCTTTATCAAACATCTGCATGTTTTCGTTAGACACGTTCGGGAATTTGGTACCGAAGATGGCTTGACCAGGCGCCCCTCCCTGTCTCCTAAACACTTTGCCTGGATACACGGAGAGGTCTTGCCCTGGGACGAGATTAGTCTCGTCTACCTCAATAAGCAAGTTACCGGATAAGGCAGCATTATCTACTGCCATACGCATAAAGCCGTTCATAAGTGTTTGGGTGTCATCCATGTTTTCAGCAATACCTACACCAAAAATGCTGTAAGGATTCATCTCGTATGGAGCTGAAAAGTATGGAATATATGCAGGGGTAAATGGATTCATTACAAGACGTAGAACTTGGCCATTACATATCCAAGCATTTACACTTAGCTGATCTACATCTTCTAACTCTTTTGGAATCTCAATGTCTTGTTGCTCTAGAATTTCTTTATCTACAAAACCCCAGAACTCTAAAACCTGAAAACGTTCTGCCTTACCTTCTTCAGAGTTATCTTCCATGATATGTTCCCACCACTCTTTTTGGTAGTTTTCACCAATTTTAAGTGCTAGGTCAATTGCATTGGAACGGAAGTAAGGTCTGTTTTTTAAAGCACGAAATTGTGAACGAGACATTTTGTGACGTTCAACGACATACTCTGCTTCTTCCATTGTAGCTGCGTCTGGGTCTGGATAAAAGTTCCAGATAGATACAGAAGTAGTTTGTGGAATTGTTTTAAAAGTAGGAGAATAATTTCCTTCTTCATCCCAACTAGGATACTCTTTATCTACAGCAAATGGGCCTTTCATAATTCCTGTACCAAATAGTGCACATTCAAATGCTGCAGCACGTAGGTGCTTCTTAGCATGAGACTCTTCTAGTTGGTCATGAATTTTCTTTTCCATCTTTTTAGCAGAAACTTCTGCAGGATGGAATTGTACAGCACTAGGGCTGCTTGCTGTTCCAGGCTTTACATCGTCAATTACAGGCTTAAGTGTTTCACTAAGACCTGCAAGACGTTCTCTGTAATCAGGGTAAGTCTCACCTGGAAGTAGTTTAGGCATCTCTGTAGATTGAGCATTAGCCTCTCTTATTTCTTTGTTAGTTTCAAAGTTTACTGTGTCCTCTACACCTTCTGGAAGAATTGTAGGATCAATGCTAATAGGAAACTTGTTGCCACCAAAGAGGACTTCTGCAATTTGTCCATAAGCAGCAAGAACTTTTGTCTTAGTTACTTTTACAAAAACACGAGACTTTTCTGTAGAGGTAAACTGTATGTCAGGTCCATAAAGTCCACGATAATTTCTGTAAGCCTGTATCCAACGTTCTTCATCAATTCGTCTAGAAGTTTCAGCCTTGCTGTATTTTTCTTTTACAAACTGTACAATCTGACCTGCTTTAGGGTCAGAGTAGATATCTTTGTCCATATCTTCAATGGCAGAAGTTTCCTCCCTGTCCATGATCATATCTTCAAATTCTTCTTCTTCCATGTTTTATCCTTAATAGCCAAAGGTTGGATCTGATGCCTGAAAACCAGTTCGTTGTGCTGCGGGGTCAAAATCAAATATATTGCTTCTTGGTCTTGTCATTATACCATATCGTAAAGCATCATATAAGTGATCTTCTGCATGTGTATCAACATCTTCAGGGTTATTTTTACTTAATGGCAGACTTGGTATTTGTGAGATAGTCTGAGTGCAGTTGCTAAAGAATACTATTTTAGGTTCTTCTGTAAACTCATCTACCTGTAATCTACGATGTATTTCGTTTTTACCTGCAATACGAGAACCTTTTGATCTGTCTGAGGGTCTCCATCTACAACCTTTTAAAATCATTTGCTCTGCAAGACTGGGGCCAGTGTCACCACGATTATGCCATAAAGAAGAGTCAAGAACTCCATACCGTATCTTTTCACCTTCTTCTACTTCTAAAATTAAATCTGCTAAATCCGTAGCAGTTACCTTAGAAACATATAGCTCTCTGTAGACAACTAGCTGTTCTGTTCCAGGAACTACTGTAAACCAAAGAACTCCTGTGTAAGAACCATATCCATAGTCACAAGCTCTAAACCGTATCCAATTAGAAGGTATGTCATAAGGTTCAACAACGTGAATACGTCGATTAAACTCTGGAAAGGCTGCTCCTTCGTTTATGTCCCAGTCACCTTCAAGTAACTGTCGTCGTTGATGTTCTGGTAAAGACAGCAGATTAGCTTCGTAAAGACCATCATCAGAAAGATAAGGGTTGTCGAAAAGGGTGGCTGGAATAAACTTACGTTTAAACAGAGGCTCACCCTCTCGACTGTGACCTCTCGGCCACGTTATCACTTCTCCATTTTCATCAGTAGCATAGAACGACTTGTTTGGAGTTTGGGGGTCGATAAAGGTTCTTTTTACCCACTGATGTCCAGGGCCACCTGGATTGCTTGTTGCTCTCATATACAGTGGCAAGCCAGATGCCTTAGTAGTACGGAGACGTGATCTCATGTAGTTCCACGCATAAGGCGTGGGCCACTGAGTAAGTTCGTCAAACCCAATCCAATTAAAGGCTTGACCTTGGTATCTCATAACGTCATCTTCTCTATCAAGATACGACATCCAGAGTGTTGCACCCGATGGTGCTACCCAAGTTTTATCTCTCTCCATAAACTTAATCCCAGGAATAGCTTTGGGATAAAGTTGTTTACTTACCGATACAAGTTCTCTAAGCTCTTCTGTACTACGACGAACCAACAGCATTCGTGCATTTGGGTTGCCAAAGTAACGTACTGGGTCTGCAACCATTGCATAGGATTTACCACCACCTGCTGCACCACCATAAAGAACCTCTTGTTCTGTTGCTGCTAGAAAAGATGTTTGAGGTCCAGGGTTAGGTTCAAAGATTACTTCTCTAGCTACTTGTAATTCTTCTTCAATCTCCAAGTCCGTAGGAGGCTTCTTCTCTGAGATCGAGTTGTCTACCTTCGTACCTTTTCGCCTTTTCATACGCTTCTTTGTACCGTTTGGCGAGGTAACGTTGATTTGCAGATGCTGCCTTACGTTGTCGTTCAATCTTAAGCCTTTTGTATAAACCTACGTGGGAAATATATCTTCCAGACTGTGTGCTTAACCAAGCAGCAACTTCTCTATAGCTGTAATTCTTGAGGTGCTTTTTTGCATTCTCTAAAAGTTCTAACTCTACTGGAATTGGGTGTAGTATATCATAGTCATCTGGGTCTTGTCTATAGCCAAATGGAATATGTGTACCAACTCTTACAACAGTTTTCCAAACATACTCACCGTTTACCTTATAAGGTTTTGGTAACTTCCAGATTTTATTCGTCTTCATTTACTTTTTCAGGTAAAATAAATAGTGGATTTGCTGCAGACACTTCTACTTTTTCTGTCTTTACAAACCCACTGCGATCTAACACATCTCTTGCAGCTATCATTTTTTCTTTATTGCCTAAGTCTGTTGGATTATTCATAACTTCAAACATAGAGTATGCAGCTTTTGTTGCGGACGAAGCAATAAATTTCTTTGTAAGCTCTGCAATTTCTTCTGTCAAAGGCTCTGCTACTTGTCTAGAAGTAACAGCATCAGCATATCCAGCAAGCTTTTTAGCTTTAACTAGATTGCCTTTAGCCTCGTCAAATAAAACATCAAGAAACTTTTGCTGTTTTTCTGTTAGATTTCTACCCATTATGTACTACCTTGTTGTAAAACTATTATGTATATAATAGCTACCATAATAGCTATACCAATTGCTGTAAATAATATACCCACTATCCAATTTATAATAGCCTCTTTTATTTCTTCCTTACGATATTCATCTTCTTTTTTACGTTTACGTACTTCTGCTTCTATACTTAAAAGCTCTTCCCATGCAGATGGACCCATACTAACTGAAATCCAATCTTTTAGTTCTTGCCGCATAGCTGCAGCTTTACGTTTAGCTGCAAAGATTTGTATGGCTTCCTGCTCTACGGAACCATTAAGAGCTTTCCACCAAGGTGCTTTATTATTTTTTGCTTCGGCACGTCCAAGGTCAGACATAGCTCCTGCCCATTGCGACAGTTGGCCTGACATATCTTGGAGATCACGGCCTACCTGTATGCCTTGCTTAATCGCATTAAAGGCTGCAGTGGCACCTGCCATAATTGTAATGGGGTCCACGAGTCTCCTCCCAAAGAACTCATTTATTTTTCATAAACTACTCTTTTTATATCTCCACGATTTATACCGATATCTTTTAGATCACGGTCAGACATACTATATAATTGCATTGCTGCTATTTTACGATTTACCTCTGCTTGACGTGCTTCGATTAATCTTACAAAAAAATTTTTAAACATTAAACTACTCCTATGTTAGCCCTAACTGGGTAGGAATAGTTTTACACACATAGTTATACTATACTATAGTTAATAATGCAACCCCGTTATGCACTAACGGTTAGGATTATAAAACTCTTTACCTGAAAGAATAATAGACAATGTACCACCACCATTGTAGCAAACAATTTTATCACCTGCGTGCATATAAAATACATTACCACCTTGAAGTATATCATAAACATCATTGCCAGCTATAGACTTTGCATTTACAAGTTTATAATATGTAGTATCATCTGCATGATACCATTCTACATACACATTGTCTGTAGAAGCTGCACCATTAGTAACATGAAGAAAATCTATTTCAGCATCATGCTTTGCAGGACAAGTATACAGTACATTAGCACTAGCACCACCTGCTGTGGCTGTAATGTCTAATGCTTCTGTTACTGTACTGTAATTTCTACTAGCTACCATTATTTTTTCTTTTTCTTTTTAACTGTCCACGCCTCGTTTTCTGGTGTAGTTGGGTCATCTTTAATGTAGTGACCCTTTTCGTTACGAGCACGAACCATTTCTACTTCAGACTCTTCTTCATTAATAAAGTCTAGGACAGCAGGGTCTTTGGTGTGCCATTCACCACGAATATATTCTGCAAGTACAGCACCGTATTGATCTACTACTTTGTCATTTTCAAGCTTCATTTATTTTTTCTTTCTTCTTGCTTTAAAAATTCCCATAGGGTTGCCAGCTTCCTTAGCCTTTTCATGTGCATCTAAAGCTGCTTCATTGCCTTTTTTCTTAAGAAGTTTTTCAAACTCTTTTAGACCCTTATCTGGATCTTGTCTATTAGGCATTTTAATTGCTTTTTTTACATCTCTTACAATAGCATCTACTTCTTTTTTGTCAGACCGTTTTGGAGCAAACATTTTTGGAGCTGTTATTAGAGTAACTGTAATCTTTGGTTGAGCTGCAGTTTTAGCAACCTTGGGTTCTGTTGGACGTGCTTTAGGACGAGGTGATTTTTTTGGGGCTAATGGCTTTTTAAGATCCTCTGCATAAACAGCAGCCTTGACCTTACCGTTTTTATCAGTGTAGTACAAAGCCCCTGCTTTCTTAGCTGCAGCAATACTTTTATACTTTTTAGCCTTAGCCTTTTCTGCAGAAAGAGTAGAACCTTTTGCTTTTATTTTTGAGTTGAGATATTCACGTAAAGTAGCCATTATTTTTACCTCTTAATTATAAGTATCTTTAGCTTTTTTGATACCTGTGTTAAGTTCACCAGTAGATTTAACCATGCCACCTTGATTATACATAGCTACTTTTCCACCTTTAGCATAGGCTTTCTTTTTCATCATACCGCCTTTTTTCATACCTTTAGCTGCAGCTTTCATAGGTTCTTTTTTATTTCCATCTTTATCAATATCCAGAAAGTCTGGTTTGGCTGCGCCACCTTTGGCATAACCTTTAGATTTCATACCGCCTTTGGCATATCCTTTTTTCTTCATCATAACTAGTCCTCACTATATAAATTGTTAAACACTCGTTGCGTATCCCATACGTAGTCTACGTTTTCTTTTGAGTTATAAATGTGTTGATTAGGTTTAAAGTCAGGAGCACCTTCTCCTGTTTCAAACCAAGCTGGGTGAGTTACTCTCACTCTGTTATTGGGCAACGCAACAATGTTACCTGTATAAGGTCCAGCATCTAAAAGTTCTAACACATGGCTTTGTTTGTGTTGTGCTGGGTCGTCTGCTACTTCACTGTTAGTGTAGTCTACAGTAAAGTAATACTTAGCAGGGTAAAACTCTCCATCTACTTTAGCTATCCAAGGAGCAGGAGTAGCTCTTTCTATCTTGTATACACTGTGGTAATGCGACATACAATCCCAAGGTTGTGCCAGATATGGGGGTAACTCTTCTGGCCATTGTTCGTAGGGAGTGTCTGCAACAAGAGCTGTTAGAGGCATTCTAGCCCACATAGCTCCCCCGTGAACGTTTTGGTCTTCCTCTGAGCCTAACGGTTCGCACCCTGTAAAAATAACTTGGAAGCTTAGAGTTCTGTTCGGCATTGTTGTCACTGCTACTACCATGCAATGTAAAAACTGGCCGTGATATTCTTCTAAGTTCTTTGTATACTCTCTTCTTACCCATGCCTTAAAATACGGAATGCTGCTTGTTAAATAGGGCATTAACTACCTCTTATTGTTATGCTACTACAAAGTCTACTATTTGCCCTTGTGGTATCTTGTTCATGTTATGTGGATGATAAGCATAAGCACTTTCGTATTTAAACTTATCAGCTTTTTTCTTTATAGCATGGTGGGTTTCTTCTACCACACGTTGCTTTCTATTAGTAGCCTCTGAGTTTACCTTATCAAAAGGCATTTGAGGTAATGGCAGATAGCCTAATAATCCTAAGTTTACATCCATACGTTTAACATAACTACGACAAAAAAGGTCATAGCTCCAAAAAGAGCAACTCCAGGCCAATAGTCATATGCCCACTTAAGTAAATCCATCTTAGGTCTTCCTATAACGTTTAGACGTTTTAGCAGCCCCTTTAGGTTGTTTAGAAAACTGCTTACCTGCTGCTGTATCTTTTCTTTTCTTTGCCGTAGTAGCTGCATACTGCGACTTGGACATTGCTTTAATAGCCGCAGCAGGGAGGTAACGTTCTCCCGTAGCCTTTGGACCTTGTGTCGAAGGTTTACCACTTTTAGTTCTCCAGTTTTGTTTTGTCCATTTTTTAAGGGATTTCTGAGGAGCCTTCATGATTTATAGCCCCCACCCTTAGCTTTGTATTGTTTAGCTACCATCTGAGCTTTTCTAGCTGACCACTGTCCAGGTTTACCACCCTTACCACCTGCTTTAATTTTAGCTACAAGATTTTTTCTCATTGTAGGTTTTGTATAGTTACCAGCAGCATTTACTGTGGAGCCACCTTTACTATAACCACTTGCATGGATAGCTCTTCCCTGTCTTTCAGCAGCAGCTTTAGTTTTATAGACTTTACCAGTCTTTCCCCAACGATATCCACCTTTTACTTTTTGTACTGGCATTATATTGATGTTCCTGTTTTTATTTCAAAGCAATAAGGCAATGCATAAACTCCCCTGTCTAAAAATCCTTTCTGTACGATAACTACCTCATCCATACACTCGGATTCACTTTTAAATATTTTTTGTTTATTTGCAATAATATTACAAGAAAGTGCAGACGGATTGGCACAAGCCAAAATCATAGCAAGCCACATTATGAACCTTTCACCCATTTCTTAGATGGGGATTTTGTTTTAGAGGGAGACCATTTTACTTTATCAGCCCAGTATGCTGCAGACATCTTACCCTTTTTTATATTCTTTGCGTGGCGAGACTTAAATGCCTCCCGTTGTCCTGCAGTTTGATTAGTTTTAACACCCTTCTGACCAAACTTAATATACTTATACTTACCACCTTCAGAGGCCATAACATGATGAGATTTACCACTGTCGTCATTTAAACGTTGTGGTTTGTTGACCCCTTTAAGACCAACAGCTTTCATTTTATTTTTGACTCGTTCGGGTATAGACATTTTAGTTTCCTGTAATTTAGGGGGAACATGGGACGTTCACTATCTTACCCCTATTATTTTGTTTTAAATCTTTCGTACTTAGGATTGTCTTTACGTCCAAATAATCTAAGAATAAAATCCATAATGGATCTACTTATTTCCGTAGGTGTTGGTAATAACCAACCTAAAATTAAAAGTAATATAACCCAAGGCGGTATATTTGTATTGGTAATATCTAAGTTTTCCACTGTGCCAGTCTCTACTTCTTTTACTATTTCAGTTTGTACTACATCTCTACCAGCAGTTATTTCTTCAGTCTGCTCAAGAGACATGACCGATTGTCTATTTTCTTTCCCAATCTGGGCGTTGCTGTTTACAGTCGGTCCTCCACCACCACCTAAGAGTCCCAAGCTGCTCAAACCACATCCTGATAAAAGTAAACACACTACTAACCATTTCATTGCTCTATTCTTCTACGTTCCATCATTTCTCTAATGGCTTTTATATTTTCATCCATTCTACCAAGTGTTACAGCTTGACTTTGAACAATTGATTCTATTGAGTTTAGCCTTGTTTCATTACGTAAAATATCTTTTGCATTTTGTTTAATGGCACTATCAAGAGTAGACACATACCATACAAGGGCTGCTGTTTGCATGATAATAGCTACTATAAATGTTATAGGTACAGATTTAGATAAGTGCCAAGAGTCTTGCATTTTTTGTTCCTTACATCAATTCAAAATGTGGTGCATCAATAAATGGTCTACGACCTTGACTACGACGAAGATCAATATAGGCATTCATAGCATCTTCTGCTGTACCTTGATATCCTCTGATATCTCCTTCAGACCAGGCTGCTCCCCACTTAATAGCTACACCATGCGATCTGGCTGCTGCACCCATAGCATCACAGATATCATCATAAACATTTAGTTCCCAACTAACGTTAGGACCAAAGTAAGCTACAAGATCTACGGCACGTCCTTCTAAATGTTTACTTTTCATGGTCTGAGATCTACCAGACTCGTACAATTCTTTTTGTTCTTCCAGTGTACGTAAGCCATAAGTAACTCCAAAGTCTACCTTGGTGTATTTTATGGCGTCTTTAACCACGTTTACCAGTGATTCATCTACACCTTCTAACTTTTTTAGGGATCTGTTACTTAATTTAAAGGCCATTACCTCATATCCTTTGTCATTGCTACTTTGTTACCCATAGGTTTACCTGCCATGTAAGCTGTAGCACCCATATAAGCAGCTACTACACCTGTTTGTGCAATATAAAACAGACCGAGAAGGTCTGCTAGGGCTGAAACTCTTGTTTCACTAATAATATCAGAAAATAATAGACCTGTAAAGCCAATCATCATAAGCATAGCTACCCAAGCCATCTTTTTTTGGGACTCTGCCTTTTCTTCACGTAGCTCTATTTCCAGCATACGTTCCTTCATGGCCACTTCGTCTAGTGTTACCTTACCATCACCATCAACATCAAAGTCTACAACCATCTATTCCCACTCTCTTTTTCTTTCTGGTTCAAAAACATCTCTAGCATTAAGCATTCCTTCTAGATACATAGCTCTTTCTACTCTATCTAGACTGTATTTAACGCCGGTGTCTTGAAAAATAGCTTCTCTTACGTAGAAAACATCAGATCTTGGTATGTGAACCCTACGTAATTTCCCTTCGTCTTGCGAGGCTAAGGCTTTATAAAATTCTTCAAGAACTCTGTCTGAAGAATACATGTGTTTTTTATTCATTAAGTTATACTCTGAGTAGCTAAGAAAGTCAACCTTTAAAATGGACGACAGAAAAAGTTTTTAATTCGTCTAAAAGGGTACTTAAAGTGGGTACTTTAGGTTACTTAAAGTATTAATTATTACTATAATAAATAAAAGTAGTAATAATACTTAAAGGTACTTAAGGGTACCTAGAGTTACTTTAAGTATAATATAATACTTTAAGCCCCGATGTCAAGGGGGTAACAGAAAATAATTTTATTTTTATTGAGATTCTAAATGTGATCACAAAATATAAGGGATAACATTATGTGATCACA